GGGCCAGGACCAAGTTCTGCAGGAAATGGTGGAAATGGATCAACCAACACAGGCGGTGGTGGAGGCGGTGGAGGTAGAGGCCCAGGAACATCGGGTGATTATTCAGGTGGAACTGGAGGTTCAGGTATTGTAGTTATTCGTCACTTAACAGCAGACGGAGGTTCAGGTGGTAATGCTACAGGAACTTGTAGTTCAGATACAATTAGAGTTTTTACATCAGATGGAACATTCACAGCATAGGGGAAAATTATGACAAGTAAAATTAAAGTAGATAATATAACAGACCAAGATGATAATAATATTATTAACGAAGATAGTAATGTAATTACAGTTGGTGCAGCTGGTGATACAGTTACAGTTGCAGGAAATGTAGTTAAATCTAATGCATTACAGGCATCTGATGCTGGAAATATTATTAGTCAATCAGGAACTACAATTACTATTGGTGCTTCAGGAGATACAATAGCTTTAGCTTGTGGTGCTTCACAAACAGGTTTTGGTAGATCAGGTGCTGTTGATTGGCAAACAAGTGATATTAAAACTTCCACATTTACAGCGGCAAGTGGTAAAGGATATTTTGTTAACACAACTGGTGGTGCTATAACAGTTAATTTACCAGCAGGAACTGCAGGTGCTATCGTAGGTTTAAAAGATTATGCAAATACTTGGGATTCTAATGCAGTAACAATAAATCCAAATGGTTCAGATAATATTGGTGGTGGAAATACTGTTGATCCTACTTTAGCTGCAGAAGGTGGTTCTGTTCTTTTAGTTTATGTTGATTCAACACAAGGTTGGTTACCAACTGAACAATCAGTTACATCAAATTTAGTAGGATCTTCAGCTTTTATAACAGCAACAGGTGGAACTATTACAACATCAGGAGATTTTAAAATTCACACATTTACTTCTAGTGGATGTTTTGCAGTAACAGCAGGAACATCTGCTCCTAATAATGAAGTTTCTTATATGGTAGTTGCTGGAGGTGGAGGAGCACCTTATCAACAAGGTGGTGGCGGTGGAGCTGGTGGTTATAGAGAAGATAAAGCAAGTAATGATTCTTATTCGGCATCACCATTAGATGGTGCTGGAGCTATTACTGTTTCAACACAAACTTATCCAATTACAATTGGTGCTGGTGGAGCAGGAGGAACAGGACCAAATTCAAATACTTCTTCACCAGGATCAGTATCAACTTTTAGTACAATTACATCAGCAGGTGGTGGTAATGGTGCACCTTCAGGACCTTATCCAGGCGGAGCACCTGGTGGTTCAGGTGGTGGAGCTGGTGAGAATCAACCTAATCCTGGAAGTAATGGTAATCAACCACCCGTATCACCTCCTCAAGGTAATCCTGGTGGTAACGGATGTAGAGGTGGCCCTAACGCAGGATCTGCTGCTGGTGGTGGCGGAGCTGGTGGTGGTGGTGGACCAATACAAGGAACATCTCCAGATTCAAAAGGTGGAAATGGTGGTAATGGAACAGCAAGTTCAATCACAGGTTCCCCTGTAACTAGAGCAGGTGGTGGTGGTGGCGGAGGCTATCCTACTTCTGGTCACCCTGGTGGATCGGGTGGACCTGGTGGTGGCGGAGCTGCTGGAAATCATCCACAAGGATCAGGAACATCAGGCACAGCCAATACAGGTGGTGGAGGTGGTTCTGGCTCTTGGCCAACAACAACAGGAGGATCTGGTGGATCAGGAGTAGTCATAATAAGATATAAATATCAATAATTAAGTAGGTAACATATGAGCACAATTAAAGTAAACAAATTAGAACAAAGAACAGGATGCACAGCTACAGTTGGTGGTGGAGCAGGTAAAACAGTTGTTTTATGTGGATCTACAATAACTTTAGGAAGATGTGGAGGTACTGTTTCATTAGCTTCAGGAGCTAGTCAATCTGGTTTCGGAAGAACAGGAACAGTTAACTGGTGCACAACTGCAAAGACAAGTCCTTTTACAGCAGTAAATGGCAGTGGATTTTTTGTAAATACAACTGGGGGAGCAATAACAGTAACACTACCTAGTTCGCCTTCAGCAGGTGATATTATAGCTTTAAAAGATTATGCACAAAAATGGCATTGCAATGCAGTTACACTTTGTAGAAACGGATCAAAAATTAGAGGTGCTTGTAATAATCCACAATTAACTGGAGAAGGTCAATCTGTTACTTTAATTTATGTAGATGGTACTCAAGGGTGGATGGATGTTGTTGACTCAACAAGTAATGTAGGAATACCAAATTATATAACAGCAACAGGTGGGACTATTACAACTCAAGGAAATTACAAAATTCATAGTTTTACTAGTGATGGTACTTTTGCTATTACAAATGCACCAACACCAGCAAATAATAAAGTTTCTTATATGGTGGTTGCAGGTGGAGCAGGGGGTGGAGCAAACCATGGTGGTGGCGGTGGAGCAGGCGGATTTAGAGAAGGTAAAGTTGCAGGTGATCCTTTTACAGCTTCACCACTAGTAGCACCAGATGGTTTATCAGTTTCAGCATGCACATCATACCCTGTTACAGTTGGAGCAGGTGGAGCACAAGCAGCTCCTGGTCCATCACCGTCAGTTACTGGGGGAGCAGGAGGTAATTCAATTTTTAGTACAATTACATCACATGGTGGTGGTGGAGGTGGAGGAAGTAGTGCGACAGGAGTTTCAGGCGGATCAGGTGGAGGAAGTGGTGGAGAAAATCCAGCAGGAGCAGGTTCAGGTAATACACCTCCTGTTAGTCCACCTCAAGGAAATAACGGAGAAGCTAATCCACCTTCAAGAGGACCATCAGGTGGTGGTGGTGGAGCAACAGAAGCAGGTGGAACACCAGGTGATATGAATGGTGGTGATGGAGCAACAACAGGAATTAATGGTTCTAACACAACTTTTGCTGGTGGTGGAGGTGGGGCAAAATATCCATCTGGTACTTCAGGAAATGGAACAGGTGGTGCTGGTGGAGGTGGGGCAGGTGCTCAAGGTAATCCTGGCACTACAGCTACTGATGGAACAACAAATACTGGTGGTGGTGGTGGAGGTGTATATTGTGGTCCAACAGCATCAGCAGCAGGTGGATCAGGAATAGTAATAATAAGATATCAATATCAATAATTAATTTAACAAGAGGAGACAAACAATGGCACATTATGCTAAACTAGGAGCAAACAATAAAGTTATAGCGGTACACGTTGTAGCTGATAAGGATTGTCAAAATGCTGATGGTGTTGAAGATGAAGAAGTAGGTAGACAGTTTTTGGAAAGAATCCACAGCTGGCCTCTTTGGAAAAAAACATCTTACAATACAGTAGGCGGACAACATAAATTAGGCGGAACACCTTTAAGAGGTAACTACGCAGGTATAGGTTATATTTATGATGAGGACAATGATTTGTTCTTACCTAAAAAACCTCATGCTAGTTGGGTTCTTAATACAGCAGAAGCAAGATGGCAGTCACCAATTGGTGATGCTCCAGAGTTATCTGAAGAAGAAGTAGGTACTCATAAATATGAGTGGAACGAATCTACAGGTGCTTGGGATAAAGTAGAAAGATAATATATAAATATACCCCTTTAATATTGACTTTTTTTAATAGGAGTGTATAATATATATATGGAAAAAATAACACTATCAGAAATACCTCTGATATATGGACCTATCGATATGCCTAAAGGTTTTGATATTGATAGAGATAAAATTAAAAATGATATAATTACATCATTTGTAAATAATAAACGAATTAGTAATGATTCTAAAACTTATGCATATGATGATTTTACTATACCATTTTCACAACCTTTACAATGGTTAAAAGATTACATTAGAGATCATATAAGATCAGAATATAATTTTACTTTAATTGATAAATCCCAACATGGAAATATCTATAATCCTAAAGAAAAATCTTTTATAAGACATCAAGTTGATCCTGTAGATTTACGAAACTCTCCAGACTATACATTAGTTTATGGTACATTTGTAGGCAAAGATTCTTGTGAACTTGTAATAGAATATGATGATAATAGAAGAAAAAATAGAACATGGCATATACCAATAAAGAATAATTATTTTTATATGTTTCCTTCTACACAAAGATATTTTATTACAGAAAATAAATCTAAACAAATGAATGTATTATTAACTATAAATTATGAATTTATCTAATTATTATTGGTATTTTCAATCAGCTATACCACCTAGAATATGTGACTTGATTGTAAAATATGGAAAAGCAGAAAAACAAAATGAACAACAGGCAATCACAGGTGGTTATGGTAGAGATAGAAATTTAAAAGATAATCCATTAACAGATAATGAAATAAATGATATTAAGAAAAAAAGAGATTCTAATATTGTTTGGATGAATGATAGATGGATTTATAAAGAAATACAACCTTATGTACATCAGGCAAATGCAAAAGCAGGTTGGAATTTTGAATGGGATTATTCTGAATCTTGTCAATTTACAAAGTATAAATTAAATCAATATTATGATTGGCATTGTGATTCATGGGACAAACCATATGCAGAACCTGGACCAACACAAGGTAAGATTAGAAA